AGAACCCGACCCCATGCTCGGTAAACTTTTTGGGGGAAACTAGCGACAACCAGCCAGGATTGGCGGTGACCGAACAGCATTTGCCCAGACTCGAAACGGTTGGCTTAAATCAGCACAGTTTTGGGGAGGGGATTTCCAGCTTCGCTAGTACGCATATGGGCATTGAGTTAATGGCCTGGCAAAAGCATGTGCTTAACGGTCAGCTGTGCCATGACGGTTTAGGCAACTTGCAGTTTCGTGAAGCTCTTGTGTCGACTGCACGTCAGCAAGGCAAGTCTGTTGCTTTGCAAGCTTTGATTGGTTGGTGGATTACTGAGCTGGCGGCGTTTCGAGGCAAGCCCCAGGCTGTGCTTTCGGTGGCTAACAAACTTGACCGTGCTGAAGCAATCTTTGGGTTTATTGCACCGATACTTGTAGAGAAATTTGGCGGTAAAGCAGCTCACGCTTTGGGTCGTAAATCGGTCAAAATGCCTGACGGTTCAACTTGGGAAGTTAGAGCTGCAACCCCGAATTTGCACGGCGGTAGTTACGACCTGATCGTGGTGGACGAATGGTGGAACGTCAACGGGGTTGTGGACTTAGCCCTGCGTCCAAGTCAAATTGCTAGGGCTAATCCTTTGCTGTCGCTATGGTCAACAGCTGGGGACGAAAGCAGTGTTGACATGATTGCATATCGTGAAGCGGCCATAGCAGAAATAGACAACGGCGATACCGGCAACCTGTACTTTGCCGAATACTCAATGGCGCCAGGTAGTGACCCTAGAAACGAAAATAACTGGGTGCAGGCAAACCCAGCCATGGGACAAACCGTGACCGTTGAAGCGTTACGAGCTGTCAGCAAAAAGGATTCGTTTCTTCGAGCGCACTTAAACATGTGGGTTTCTGCCCGTGGCGCTTGGCTTCAACCTGGCGTTTGGGACAAACAAAAAACCGATGTGCCTATGCCGCCTGGTGGCGTGTTGGCGGTTGACACCGACTTGACAGACGGTCGTTATGTTGGCGTCAGATCATCGGTGCTTGAATCCAAAGCCCATGTTTGTGTCGAATTCATGGTAGATACCGAAGATCAAATGTGGGAAGAAGTAGAACGGGTTATGGCTGACACGGCCACAAGTCTGGTTATTACGCCAGCCTTGCATTTGCATTTGCCAACAAATTTGGAACGTCGAAGCACCGTCATTGGGTACGGCGAACTACTCAAGTATTCGGGCCTAATACAGAAAATGATTGTTGAAGGCAAAGTTAGGCACCGTGGCGAACTGTCTTTGGCTGAACATGTCAACCGTGCGGTGCTAACCAAAACTGGTGGCGGTGTCGTTCTGTCTAGCCAAAAGTCGCCTGGCCCGATAGAGCTGTGCCGGTGCATGGCATGGGCTATTGCCGAATCGTCACGGCCTAAAATTGTGGGCAAACCTATGTTTGCTGTGTCTAAGACACCGTGAGTTTTGGTCAGGCTATTGTTGCAATAGTTCCTGCCCTGCGTCGGGCAGGGCAGGGACACACCCCCGATAGGAAGAAACACCATGGGATTGTTTAGCGGTACCAAAGTTAACAAAGCGGCGATAAGCCCCCAGCCTGAACCGTCTGTGCAAGCAGCTGCGGTTGGCGGTGCTTATTACAGTTCGCAAGTTGCTGGCCCTAACCTCATTGGTGATTGGTGGTCTTACCAGGCTGGCCTTATGCGTAACCGAGCAATGTCGGTTGCCGCTATTAGTCGAAGCCGTGACCTTATGGCGTCAGTGCTGGCAAACATGGAATTAAAGATGTGCACCAAAATTTGGAACGGTGAAGAAATGGAAACCGTACCGCTGGCGCCACGTTCCTGGCTACAACAACTTGACCCCGAAATGCCAAACAACTTCTTGTTTCCGTGGGTATTTGACGACCTTTTCTTTTTTGGCCGTTGTTTTCTTTACATCACAAGTCGAACAAAAGACGGTTACATGGCCAGCTCCACCCGTCTACCGCAAGGCTCAATTACGACGCCAGACGCTAACGGCCCAGTGTGGTTTGGTAAGTCAAAAGAAATCTATTTCAACGGTGGCGCTATAGACCCAGCCGATGTTGTTCAGATCTACAGCCCAACCCAAGGCATGATCTTTATGTCTGAACAAACCATAGCGACAGCCTTAAAACTTGAAGACGCCAGGTACCGCAATGCTTCGAGCGCCATACCGGCAGGCGTACTTAAACAAACTGGTGGCGAACCGTTGTCAGCGATTGAGTTGGCACAGTTGGCTGAAGCGTTTAACTCGGCACGGGCCAGCAATCAGACAGCTGCACTAAACGAATTTTTGACGTACACAGAAACCAATGCGACACCAGACAAAATGCTGTTGATTGACGCCGCCGAATATCAAAGTAAGCAAATCGCAAACTTGTGCAATGTACCCCCGTATTTGTTGGGTATTTCAACAGGTAGTTACGCATACACAAATAGCGATTCTGCCAAGTCCGATCTTTGGACTTTCGGCCTGTCAATGTACGCCAAAGCAATTACTAGCGCATTGAGTCAGCAACTGCCCCGTGGCACCTATGTTAAATGGGACTATGAGGACTATCTAAAAACTGAAGGTGCCGAAATGTATCAACCAGAACAACAACCACAAGAAAACACACAAGAGGAACTAGCGACATGATTCGTTTTACTTCAAACACTTTTGCTGTCGAAGCTGCAGGCCCAGACGGTGAAGCACGCCGAACCATTACAGGCATTGCGGTGCCTTACAACACTTTTGCCACTGTCAGCGACGGCACCACCGTGCAATTCGCACCAGGCAGTTTGCCCGTTGACGGTAAAGCCCCACGCCTGTACATGTACCACGACAGCACCCAACCTGTCGGTTTGGTTGCCGAACGAGTCGACAGCCCAGAAGCCATGTACTTCACAGCCAAAGTATCGTCAACCCGTGCCGGTGACGAAGCCCTAGTTTTGGCAGCTGACGGTGTAATCGACAGCGTGTCAGTAGGCGTCAACCCCACAGAATTTAAATACGACGATGAAGGCAACATGACCATTTTGGCTGCCGAATGGATAGAGCTGTCGCTAGTCCCCACGCCTGCTTTCGCTGGTGCTACGATCAGTCAAGTAGCGGCGGAAGCGCCACAAGTCGAAGAACCAAAGGAAGAACCCAAAATGGAAATTAGCCCTGCAGTTGTTGAAGAAGTCGTAGTGCCAACCGCACCGATTTTTGCTACCGCAAAGCGTGAACCACGTTTGCCCAGCGCCCACGAATTTATGGCCGCCATGCACAAGGGTGGCATTGAAGCCGCTAACGCCAACAAAGTTTGGAACGATTACCGCACATTCCACCAGTCGCCCATTGAAGCGGCAGCTGGCGATGTCAACACAGGCAACGTGCCTGGTGTTGTTCCGGCTTTGATTCTTGGCCCAGTGTTTCAAGACATCAACTACATTGCACCGTTGCTTACCGCAGTGGGGACCCGTGCTATGCCAGGCGGCGGCGCAGGCTCAACCTTTTTACGCCCGACCTGGACTACACACCCGACCGTGGCCGAACAATCGGCACAGCTTGACGCAGTGTCTGCAACTACTTCAGTAATCGCCTCGAATACGGTTACAAAAAAGACGTTTGCTGGCGCCACAACCTTGTCGTACCAGACCGTTGACTTCACAGACCCAGCCGCTATGGCAATCATTATGCAGGACTTGGCAGGCCAGTACCTTTTGGCGATTGACAACTACGCATGCGACACCCTTGTGTCAAGCGCAAGCAGCGATGGTGTTTGGGACTTGTCAGTAGCTGACTTGCTTAAGTCAATCTACGATTGCGCAGTCACCAGCGTTGCGGCCACCAACTTCTTGCCAACCCATATCGCTGTTGACCCAGCAACCTGGGGCACGATGATGCAGCTAGTCGACACGACTAACCGCCCGATTTTCGGTTACACCGGTGGACAACTCAACGCTTTCAACACACTTGGCCAGGGCAATGCAACGCAGTGGCAAAACGCCAACCCACTTGGCTTGCAGATCATCGTTGACAAGAATTTCGCCGCTAAGACCATGGTGATTTTCAACGCCAACGCTTACGAAATCTACCGTGCTGACCGTGGCCTGCTTTCGGTTGAAAACCCCAGCACCGTTTCACGCACCATGAGCATGTTCGGTTATGCAGCAGTGTTTGCCGCTAACACAAGCATGATTCGCAAGATCACCCAGGCTTAGTCGAAAGGCGGTTAGCCGCCCATGGCTGTTTATCAAGTCATATTCCACCAGCGTTTAGACGATTACGCTGTGGTTCAAACATTGACAGAACCCGAACTAAATTTGGGCTTACCGTTTACGCTTGCTGACTTAGGTCACGGTTTGAACGGTACGCACAATGTTTACGCCATACCCGAATATTTGTTTACGGGCGTAACCAGTACAGGCGATCTGACATTTGATTACAACTACCCAATACCTAACCAGGTGTTGTTTTATGACGCAGGCGACGACCTTGACCGCGCAGCTGCAATACCGCAAGGCACCCTGACCTACACGGAGACATGCACCTGGGTGACCGGCACACAGATTGGCACTTGGCTAGGCATTGCTTTGGCAAGTGTTGACGAAACCGCTTTCTTGGCTCAGTGTGCTTCAAGCGCCAACAACTTCATTTTTCGTAGACGTCAAGAGTCTGGTTATACGGACTCTTTGACTACGGTTCCCAGCGGTGACGTAGAGCTAGCCACAATTATGTTTGGCGGCTCGATCTATAGACAACGTGGCGCCATAGACCAATTCGCAAGTTTTAGCGATATGGGAACCGCCACCGTGTCTGGACTGTCGCCGTTAATCAAACAACTGGCTGGTATTCCACGGCCTGCGGTTGCGTAATGACTGTCTACACCGACCTGTTTAATAAGTCGATAGATGACTTAGCAACAACCCTTGCAACCATTACTGGCATGCGTGTGGTGTTTGACCCTGAGAAAATCAACCCACCGTGCGTGTTCATTGACGCCCCAAGTTTTGATTGCTTTAACTACAACATCGTTACCATGAATTTTTCGGTAAAAGTAGTGACACTAGGGCCAGGCAATTTGGACGGCTTACGCAACGTTTTAGACATGTGTGCGAAGGTCCTAGCAAAGAATGTCGCCGTGAAATCTGGGCGCCCTGGCTATATCCCGATTGGTGGCCAGACTTTTGCCGCATATGACCTATCCATAGACGTACAAGCACAAGCAGGTTGAACATGAAATACACAATCATTAGCGACAAGATCGGAACCGTAGGCGCAGAATTTGTGCCTGGTGCCGGTACAAACATTGAAGCGTTACTGTTGCACGGGTTCATTGAATCTGACGAACCAGCCAGCGACAAGCCCACCCCAAAATCTGCTAAAACTAAAGCACACACAAAGAAGGATTAAACCCCATGGCAACTTCGACATACCTTTCTAACCCAGGCGTAATGGTCAACAGCGTTTCGTTGACTGACCAATGCACCAGCGCCACGGTCACCAACATGGCCGAAGCCCTCGAATCAACAGCCTTTGGTAGCACCAGCCGTGTGTTTGTTTCGGGCTTGTATAACCAAGAAATTACGCTTGACTTGTATATGAGTTACGCCGCAACCGAAACCTACGCAACTTTGGCAGCTCTAGTTGGCACGACCACCACCGTAAAGGTTTCTAACACCGTTGCCGGATTAACCACGGCCAGCGCCACCGAACCACGCTTTGAATTGGTGGGCGCTTATCTTGAAAGTCTGCCCGTAATTAACGCAACCATGGGCGAGCTGTCAACCATTTCAATTACGTTTAAGGGTGGCGTTCTCACCACCGTTGTTTCCTGATCTAGCAACCCCAACAGCAAAGGCCCGACATGCAACTAACACTTAGAGTCGACCAGGGCGAAGGCCCTGTAGAAGTAAGCACCAACCTTTTTACAATTGTTTCATGGGAACGCAAGTTCAAGCGTAAAGCCAGCGACTTGGCAAACGGTATCGGCATTGAAGATTTGGCATACCTTGCACACCAGGCATGCCAACAAAATGGCGTTACCGTGCCAATCGTTATGGACGATTTTATTAAGAAACTGGTGTTGCTCGAAGTTGTCAACAATGAGATTGACCGCCCTACCAAGCCAGTACCCACCGATACGCACTAGCACAGGTTTTAGTAGCGACAGGGTACTGGCCACAGCAAGTAGAGTTTGATACCAACGACCTAGCAACGGTCATCAAGGTCATCAACGAAAGCAGAAAATAGTCATGGCAAACATCAGCACAACCATTTCTGTTGTTGGTGTTAAAGAAGCCTTGGCATATCTCAACGGTGTTGACAAAACCTACCGCCGTGAAATCACCCGACAGTACGCCGCAATTGTTGAACCCATTGTAAAAGACGCACAATCACATTTGCCTAGTAGCGCCCCAATGTCTGGCTGGAAACGCAACTACAGCGTAGGTGGACAAGCCAAAGCCGAAGCCAAAGGGCAAACTTCACGCCTTGTAGGTCGAGGCACCCAGCGTGACAACTTTAGTCGAGCAGCACCGGACCCCACAGACTTGTTGCCCTGGGACGGTGCCAAACAAGCCAAACTAATTAAACCTTGGGTGTCAGGTAAAAAATCCAAAGCCAACACTTTCGGTTTGAAATGGAACAGCAAAAGCGCCGCACTATTTGACTTGTCAGGCCGTGCCAAAACCCCACAAGGTGAACAAATGATTACCGTATTGGGCGCCCGTTTTGGTGGCCCTAGCCGTGTGATGTGGAAATCGTACGAACGTGCCGATGACCAATTACAGGAAAACATGCGCCGTTTGATTGAAGAAATCATGGCAAGTGTGAACCGAAATATGAAGGTGATCTAATGGCTATTTCAATTCCGATAGTTTCAGAATTCAACCCTAAAGGTATTGACAAAGCCTTAAGAGAATTTCAGAAACTAGAGACAGCAGGGCAAAAAGCACAGTTTGCCATTGGCAAAGCAGCCGTACCTGCAGCTGCTGCACTTGGGGTTCTGGTAGGTGTTGCTAGTGACGCTGTTGGCGCTTTTATGGAAGATGAAAAGTCAGCTAGCGCTTTAGCCAAAACATTAGAAAACGTGACTGGTGCTAACGATCAGGCTGTGCAATCCACTGAAGATTGGATTACCAAAACTTCATTAGCCATTTCTGTTGCTGACGACCAATTGCGCCCAGCTCTTGACAGCCTGGTTCGAGGCACTGGTGATGTCACTAAAGCCCAAGATTTGTTGACTTTGGCTTTAGATATTTCTGCCGGTACTGGCAAAGACTTAGGTTCTGTAGCTGACGCATTGTCAAAAGCGTTTAACGGCCAGTTGGGACCATTAAAGAAACTTGACCCTGCTTTGGCTGGCATTATTGAGCAGGGCGGCGGCGTAGACGAAATCTTTGCCCAATTAAGCGAAACGTTCCAAGGTCAAGCCGCAACAGCTGCAGACACTACCGCAGGCAAAATGGAAAATATTAAAATCCGTATGGACGAAATGAAAGAATCCATCGGTGAAGCCGTAGTGCCAATCCTTGAAAAGTTGTTGCCGGCCTTTACTGGCATGTCAGATTGGGCGTCAAAAAATACGGGCAAAATTGTGGCTATTGGTACAGCGGTTGCAGGCATTGCGGCAGCTGTCGTTTTGATAAATGGCGGCCTTGCTGTATACAACGCTTTGACCGCATTAACGGCCGCCGCCAACGCTGTTCTTGCAACGTCTTTTACCGTTCTTTATGTTGCTACAGGCGTAGGAATTATTATTGCCATTGTTGCCGCCATAGTTTTATTGCAAGCCAAATTCAATATTTTGGGCGACGCTGTAGAAGGCGTCAAAGTATCTGCAGAATTTTTATGGAACAAAATTAAAGAAGGTTTTGGTTGGATGGTCAACAACTGGCCGTTGTTGCTAGCAATTATTACGGGACCATTTGGTATGGCTATCTTTGCGGTAGTCAAATTTAAAGACCAAATTATTGAAATCATTCGGTCAATAGTTGGCTTTATGGTTTCTGCGTTTTCAACTATTGCCGAAACAATCTTGGCACCATTTAAAGCCGTATTTAACGGCATAGCCGAATTATGGAATAGCACCGTAGGCGCCTTAGGTTTTACAGTCCCAAGTTGGGTGCCACTAGGTTTAGGCGGCAAAACATTCGAGGTGCCAGACATACCCGTTTTGGGTGACGGGGGAATCGTGACGGGTCCCACCCTGGCGCTTATCGGGGAACGAGGCCCTGAAGCCGTTATACCTTTAAACCGTGCCGGTGGTGGTATGGGTGGCAACACAATCAACGTAAACGTCACTAGCGCCAACCCTCAAGAAGTTGTTCGAGCATTGCAAAAGTATGTGCGCCTAAACGGAAACGTGCCGCTTAATACCAGGGTCATGTAATGGCAAAAATTGCTTGGGTTTTTAAAAACGATACAACTGGTGCAACTTTTACAACCAGCGTGATGTCAGCAAATTACATGTACTTGCGCCAATCATACAAAGAGTATTTTTCAGGTTCTGCATTGACTATGACAATAAAGAATCAAGCAAATGAAGCTGCCGCTTTTACATTAAATGATCGAGTCAACATTTATTACATGGACGGTGCTACTAAAATTTGGGACCAAATCTATTGGGTTGACGAAATCCAATTCACTGATTACCCAGGCAACGTAGGTTTGTCAACCGCAACAATTACTTGCATTGACTGGCTGGCCCGTGCCGCCCGTGTGTTAGGTCAAGGATATGTCATTGCGTCACAGTCAACATGTCAGCAAGTAGCTAGGTTGGCTTACGCTTCAGGTGGTCCTTTACCCTCAGATATGACTGTGGGCGCCGCAGTAGGCGACAGTATGGGGGCGCTTTCTTCAGTTGACGATTCATGCGTGAATTTTATACAACTAAGCCAAATAACAGAAAATGGCAGTGTTGCCATGTACGGCCAAACATTTCAACTGAACCCTAGAAGCTCATTAGTTGACGCCACCCACGCAGAATTTGGGCGCACACCATCAGCTAGCGTTTTGGGCTACCAAACCTTTGACCGTATTCGTGCTGGCCAGTCAATGATTAACGACGTCACAGTTAATTACAACAACGGTGCAGGGTCAAGCAATTGGACCAATTACGACAGCGCCAACATTTATGGTCGATACAGCGAAAGTGTTAACAGTACAGACACAGGACCTGTTCAGGGTCAACTGTTAGCCCAAGCACGAGCGTTATATCAGGGCGAACCGACAACCCAAAGATACATTTTTGGTTTTGACGATCTAAACAACAACAGCACTTTGATGGCGACTTGGCTAAATTTATATAAAACACAAGGCGCTTTTACTTACGCATTAAAATATTTGGTGCCTGGTGCAGCTGTCGAAACAACCGACTACATACGCCTTGAAGGTATCAACCTTGACATAACACCCGAACGAACAACTTTTACTGTTTATGCCAGCCCAAATAAGTATTACGGTATGTTTGTGTTGGATTCAACAGTAAACGGAATTTTAGACCAGAGTCTTTTGGCCTGGTAGGAGACAAAAACATGGCAACACAATGGACAGCAGGACTGACAGCGTTAACTGTTCTTCCTGCGGCGACTCTTAACAGGATTGGTGCCGCATGGGAAACCTATACACCAACACTTACCGCTTCAACCACTAACCCGACATTAGGCACAGGTTCATCTGCAAGCGGAAAATATGGTCGAGTCAATAAAATTGTTTGTGGTCAAGGACAAATCAACTTTGGTTCTTCAGGCGTATCAGCAGGTTCAGGGTTCTACTTTGTAAGTCTCCCGATCACGGCTTTGGCAAGTGGACAGGTCATTGGACAGTTCCAAATTTATGACTCGTCAGCAGGTGCCGTATACCTTGGCACCGTAATTTCAGACACCACTAGTCGAGGAATTATGTACTACGGCGCACCAGCTACAGTTGTAACAAACTCAACACCAATGGTTTGGGCCGCTAGTGACTTTATCCGTTACACATTCCAGTATGAAGGTGCATGATGAACTTATCCCACGAACTTGACCCTGAAGAAGTATTAGCAGAATGGTGGGCCGAAAGAATGCGCTTGCACCGTGACCGCCTGCTCAAAGAATCCGACTGGACACAAGTTGCGGACTCGCCCGTAGACCGTGAAGTCTGGGCGACCTACCGCCAAGCCCTACGAGACTTCCCAGCCACATGGACACCAGGCTCTGAAGCGGACTTTCCAGATACACCATGAAAACGCTAGGCATTGTTGCGCTTTTGGCTGTGGCCCTAATGTTTGTTGTTACCAGTTGTAGCGACAGAACCCGTGATAATTGTGCTAGCAACCCATCTTCGACTAGGTGCCAATAATGAAAAAACTTACTAACAGCGAAATTAAAGCCAGGCTAATTTTGGTTGTCGGTGTCACGCTGTCGCTAACTTTTGTTCTTAGCACGGCGTCACTTCTTTACGGCCTACTGTTTGTGGTACAGCCTTTGGAAGTCTCACCTAATGACGAATCGGCTTGGTCACTTCTTAGCCCCATGATGTTGTTTCTTACTGGCGCCTTATCGGGAATCCTTGCCAGCAACGGCCTAAAAGATAAGGAACAGAACAATGACTAGTCGACCCTATACCGGCAACAAAGACGCCGTACACGCCGCCAAGCGTGAAGGCACCAAAACCTTTGTGGATTACTGTTGCTACCTTTTCGGTGTAACAAACATAGGCATTTTTAACGACAGAAACATGGTTGGCACCACCCCACCAAAGAAGTCTGTGCATGCCACCTGGCGAGCTGTAGACCTTAAAGGGACCCCTGAACAACGGTTAAAACTGATCGACTTTCTATACACCCACCGTGACATTTTGTGCATAGAAGAAATCCACGACTATGCAGGCACCTACAAAAACAACCCCAAAGGCTGGGGCGCTGGCTACCGCTGTGATCGTGACGCCTGGAAGGTGTACGACAAAAACACTATTGGTTCAAAAGGCGCCCAATGGGTGCATGTCGAATTAGCCCCACTACTGGCTGACCACCCTGATGTCGTTCACCATGCTTTTAAAACTATTATGGGTGCTTGACATAGACCTACCGAATCGGTAGACATACCCCGACCTGACCCCGACTGAAGGACAAACCAAAATGAATGTGAAACGCTTTTTAGGGCTAGCCCTATTCACCTACCTAATGTGTGCGGCGTTTGCGGTAGTGAACCAAAAAGACACGCCACCCCAAACGTATGTGAAGCCACCGGCAACAATTAGCCTGGGCGACTTGTCACCCCAACAGCTGCAGGACCGTGCCGTAGAGCTGACAACCACCACTAGCACCACCACGTCGACACAGCCCACCACTCGTGTGGCTTATGTGGACCCAGCAACCAAATGCCAGGAATGGTTGCCTGTTGCTGTTTCGGTCGGCTGGCCCAACAACACCGAAACGCTAGAGAAACTAGGGCGCCTAATCTGGAAAGAATCAAGGTGCCTCAATGTCAACCATTTGCACCCCAGTTTCAACGGTTCCGACCACGGATTAGTGCAGGCAAATATCGTGCATAAACGCTGGGCCGAAGAACTGTTCAACATGCCGTTTGAAGAATCCATGTCAGACCCAACACTCAACCTGCGTTTCGGTTTCCTGCTCTATGACGCCACAGCAGAAACAGGTGCCTGCGGTTGGCGCCCATGGAAAATGTGCTAGCAAATGTTCAATGTTGACCGACCCGACTGGCAACAATTAGCGGCATGTCGAGGCATTGACACCAACCTGTTTTTTCCTAGCAACGCCCAAGAGTCAGCCCAAGCCAAAGCCATAATCAGACCCTTATGCGAATCTTGTTTAGTGTTTCAAGAGTGCTACGCCTACGCCGTGTCATTCCCTGAAAAGGCTTTACAAGGCATTTGGGCCAACACCACAGACAACGACAGGCGGCGTATCCGCTACAGTGCCACACCAGTTGGCTATCGTACAAAACAACCCGACTAATGAAAGGCCCGACATGAACCAACAATTAGCAGAAATGACAGCTGCTATAACCAAAGCCGAAATAACTATGAAGGCGGCGGCTTGGCAACTTGAAGCGCAAAAAACCGACATTGAAATGCTTAGAAAAGCCTTGTTTGAATTGGCTTATGTCGCCGAAGAAAACGGCATTTATTTGTCTAATCTCACTAAATCGACACAAGACACAATTGTGGCCATGCGGTTAGGTGGCTTCAAATGATCTGCGGACTATGCAAAAAAGAATTACACGCCTTTGATATTCGGGTGCAAGACCTGTTGCAAGGTATCTGCCTGGCTTGTGGCAAAGCAGGCGACTGGCAACACATGACCCCTGAAGAGTCAAGCCGTTGCCAACAACTGTTTACCTGGGCAAACATGACAGCAGATCAACGCAAGGCATACGACAGAAACAGGGGCAGCTGATGGACCTATCTAACTATGTCGACGTACCAACACGGTTTGCCATGGCATTGGAACGCTGGCCTGAGTTACGCATTATTGAAAACCGCCCTGAAGTAATCACGGTTGGCGACAAAACTTTTATTGCTGTTACCGTGCAAGCCTGGCGCACACCGGAAGATCCAATTAGTTGCCAGGCAACGGCTTGGGAACCTATACCTGGCTTAACGCCGTTCACCCGTAACTCTGAAATGATGAACGCAAGCACCAGCGCATTGGGCCGTGTCTTAGGGTTCATGATGAGTTTCGGCCCGAAGATGGCTAGCGCCGAAGAAGTACGCAACCGACAGCCCGACACGGTAGCCCCAGCAACCCTTGTCAAACAGCCATTTGACTTGCACCACACTGGCCGTAAAGCCCCTGCAAACCCTCGCACACAGGCGCTAGGCGCAAATGCGAGCAATGCACCATCTGAAGCCCAATTGAAGTACCTACGAGGTTTAAACTGGGAAGGCCCAGTACCCGAAACTAGAGCAGAATGTACGGCCCTAATCAAAAGGTTGGCACCATGACCGACCTACTGACCTTGTTTGACATTGACAACCCACCGTTACCGATTCGACGCCGCCCAGCTGTAGAAGTAACACCTAGCCTGGTAACCCGTTTTATGGCAAAGGTGTACGTTGACTACGGCATGCCAAACGGCTGTTGGATTTGGACAGCCTCAAAAAATGAGTTTGGTTACGGCTATTTTGGCGTTAAAACCAAAATGCACAAATCGCACCGTGTTGCCTACCAAATCTTCAATGGCCCTATAGCTGACAACTTGCTGGTGTGCCACACATGCGACAATCGAGCCTGCGTCAACCCAGCACACCTATTTCTAGGCACAGTAAAAGACAACATGCAAGATATGAGCCTTAAAGGTAGATCGCCTAACAGCCAAAAAACCCATTGCGCCGCCGGCCACGAATACAACGAGGCAAACACTTACAAAAACCCGTTTAGTGGATATCGGACATGTCGAGCATGTGTCGGCTTTGTTGCAAGACCAAAAGTCAAAACCCATTGCAAACATGGTCACCCGTGGACAACTGAAAACCTGTATGTGCCACCCAACGGCAATTTGCAATGCATAATTTGCCGCCGAAACCGAAGGCACCAGGCGTGAAAGAATCTTATTTTCAGTCGCAAGTAATCCTGTTGGCTCGATTACACGGCTGGCTAGTTATGCACACCCGTGCTGTGGAAATCCGCCCAGGGGTGTGGAAAACCCCACTACAAGGTCACGCAGGATACCCAGACCTGACGCTCGCACATAAAACCCGTGGCGTCATATTTGCCGAACTTAAAAGCGACATCGGGCGACTATCCGAAAAACAAGAACTGTGGTTATCAACACTCAACGACGCCGGCATGGAAACCCACGTATGGCGCCCCAAAGACATTCAAGCAATCTCAGACCGACTAGCCAAAGGACCCGACCGTGACTGAATTTATGCAACCAATCAACCCAATGCGTGTGATTACAGGCAACGAAGAATGGTCATTTACAACCCCCGTGTTTGCTATCGCTATATCAAACTCACATGACGTTGAGTACCTAACCATTAACGGCCAGTTCTTCACGCCGCTAACAATCAAGTTTGCCGAAATGCTTATAAACGGTCAATGGCAACGCCTCGAAGGACGCCACACACCACCCACCTGATACTGTCAGCACAATTTCATTAGTCGCATGGGTGTATCAGGGTTGTATCTGACGGGCCGTAAACAGGGGAACCTGGGTAGACGCCTATACACCGATGTAGGCGAACAGCGTTTCCAAACGGCACAAATGGCGAAGGTTGACCCCTGAACAAAAATAGAACGGCTCCCTGTGGCTACTTGCCCAAATAGTGGGGAAGTCAAACCACCCACCTATCACATGGAACTGGACGACAACCGCACAGGCGCATTTCCTGTGTGGGCGTCAGTATCTCTTGACCTATGATCTGAACAAAGGAGACCCGACAATGCCCAGACAACACACCACCAACGACCTGATCTATCGACGCAACAGGCAAGCCCTGCTAGCCAACAACCCACCATGCCACTGGTGCGGGCAACAAGGCACAACCGCAAACCCCATGACCGCCGATCACATCATTGAGCATGACCGTGGTGGCTCAAATGATCTTGACAATCTCGTGCCGGCATGCCGTAAATGCAACAGCAAACGTGGCGCCACATACAAAGGCAAACGGGACGCAATACGCATTCAAAAGCGTAATGAAGCCGTAAACCATTTTTTTGACACACCTGCCCTGCCCCCGACCCCACT